CATTCATCTTTCTCTCAATCCAGCGAATAGATAGCTGCCCAGAAAGCGTGATTGCCTCAGCGATTTCAAGTTTGTAGTAACGGAAGTGCTCGTTACCAATAGCACCATAAGCAGAGTTGAGTTGAATCTTACGTGCCATCTGAATGTTATTGCAGCGAGAGATTTCTTTCTTCAACTCAATCGTTGGAGTCTTCTCATACTGCTGCTTGGCAGCAATCATCTTCTTTTTGTAGATGGTTCGGTCTTGATAAATCTTCTCCATCAGCTTGGGAAGGAACCCCTGAAACTTGGTGGTGTAGTGCGTCCCATTGGCGCACAGGGTCTCCTCCACGAGGTCGCTGGTGTCGAACTGCCTATCCAGCAGCATGTCCACGTTGACGCTGCTACGGCGCGGCAGGAGCGTCTCAGGGGACAGGTTGTACTGCATAATGAGGTGCGGGTACAGGGAGTTCAAGTCGAAGTTGACAATCCAATCGTACATGCCAGGCACAGGTTCTTTCACATAAGCACCAGCATACTTATCGTTCTTCACACTATCTTTCTTGGGAGGAATGATGATGTTCTCTTTGGCAAGATAGATAAAGATGATGTTGTCCCACATGCGAACCTGAGAGTAAACATCTTCGTAGTTTACTTTGGCGTCATATGCCATAGTGAACGCAAGTTCCAGCAACTTCATCTTGTCATCTAGTCGATCAACAAGTCGAACGTCGTGGATGTTATACAACACAAACTTGTTCCAGTCTTTAGTATAGAACTCCTTGAAGGTATCAAACTCAGAGTGGTCGAGTTTCTTTTCTTCCAGTTCTACAAAAGCAATATGATCGAGACGATATGACTCTTGGTTGGTGTAAGTGAACTTCTTATACAGTTCAAGATAATCCAGACAGGCAACACCAGGAATGTCATAAGCAATCTGCTTACGACCTTTGATATAAATCTCACGCGAAGAGATAAGCTTCCAAGGCGAGAGCAGTTTAGTGTGCTCCTCACCAAGAATGCGATTCATTCGATTGCAGATGTATGGGATATCGAATAGTTGAACATTCCAACCAGTTACGACATCTGGGGTATTTTCCTGCCACCACTTGAGGAAGCAAGAAAGTAGTTTCGTCTCATTGTCGCAATGGATGTAATCAACCTGTCGGTCTTCATTCTTGAAACTCTTTGATCCCCAAACAGTAATCCTGTTTGTAAAAGAATCACGGAGAGAAATAAGGAGAATCTCTTGGTCTGCCGTTTCAATATCGGGGAAACCATTCTCGGCTCCAGTCTCGATGTCAATCGTAAAAGTGCGGATGAGAGATGAATCGAAGTGGATTTCATCTTCTGGATATGCTTCGTTAATGTACTGATACAAGTATCTAGTATTTCCGTGGATTTCAAATCCTTCCACACCCTCATACTGATTGATGAACTGCCTACAATCATTAATAGAGCCTGGACGGACTTCCTTGAGGAAACGTCCATCCAGACTCTTGTGGTCTGTTTGCTTATTGCTAAGCACATACAGTTTAGGATTGTAGTTTACACGATATTGGACACGCTCACCTTTCTCATATCCACGAACGAGGATACGATTCCCCGCCTGTTCAATGTTCGTATAAAACTTCATGCGTTGTCCACAGTTTTCTTGTAGTATTCTAGCACACTATGGGAGGGATCCGCAAGGGTCAGGATGTCTTCTGCTCGAAGGTAAACCTGATTCTGGTTCGTGTACTTAGGAAATTTTTCCAGAAGAATGTAGTTAGACTGAGTACAGAATACTTGTTCGCCATCTTTATCCTTTTCATGCTCTGTTTGTTCGTCAATAAACAAAGCATTTGGATTAGGAATATTTTTATAATCGCAATTTGAATGATCGAAGTAAGTAATATTCTCAATCTTATATGGATTGGTCAGGAGACACTCAGGGCTCTCTTCTCTTTCTTCAATTTCTGATATCAAATAATCATTATTCTTCAGTAGTATTACCTGAATCACTGGTTGGTACAGGGTTTCCGTCATCTAATTGTTCTCCAAAATTTTCAAGGTATAGATTTAAAATTTCTGGTTCTGGCTCACCAATCGTAATCACATAAGAATACGGAATTCTAAATTCATTAGAACTCGAATAAGGAAGCCACTTACTGAAACTAATTTTGTATTGATTTTGTTCTCCTTGTGTATGAGGAGTTAAATCTACAATGTAGGGAGATTTAAATACTAAACAAACTTTCCTCCCCTCTTCGTCTGTATACTCACCAACACCAGCAATTAGTCTTTCGTTAGAGGAAGTTAAAATAATCTTAGGTTCTAAAATCATAGGTTGCATACAACTAATTTTATTATAGCATAAAAATGAAAAGGGGGCAAGGGCTGATAGTTGCCAGCCATGCCCCAACGCGGCGACGATATTTGGGTTGCCCCGCTACTATTTATTCTTCTGTTAATAGTTGCTTGACATGTCTACCAATATTATACGTCGTTTTCTTCTGATGTTCTGGAATGATTTTCTCCAGAGAAATTGTTAGCAAACCATCCGCAAAGTCTACAGAGGATACTCTGACCTCATCTGCAAGTTGCCATGAGTTATTGAAGGAACGTTTGGAGAGACCTTTGTGGAGGTAAGTTCTTTCAGTATCTCGTTTTGCAACTTTCGAGGTAACTCTGAGAATGTTCTGTTCTGTAGAGACTTCAATCTCATCTGCTCTAAATCCAGCCAGAGCGATTTCAATTTCGTAATTAGCTTCATCGTTTTTAACGATATTGTAGGGAGGATAGTTTGTATTGTGACCAGACATTGCATCTAGTCGATTAAAAATGCTATCCAATCCAATACCGTATGGGGCGTATACTTGCCATGTTGTTTCCATGATAGTTCTCCTTGTTAAGCGAGAGTTTTATTAAGACCCCGAAGGCGTCTTCATTATTATATATCAGATAGCATTAAAAAAGGGAGTGTGGAACTCCCTACAAAAATTATTCGGTTACTTCGGTCTTCTTGCGACCAATGTTGTATTTACTTTCCAGAGTCCATTCATCTTTCTCTTTGAAAGCGAGAACTTTAATCTGGTTCAGAGGAGCAACATCAGCAATCGCTTCTGGTTTCACAACCGTAATCAATCCCCAATCTGAAAGAAGTTGGATGATTCTGTTTCTACGTTGAACGTCATTCACTGAAAGATTAGTATTCTTTCCATCAAGGGCAAACAGCTCCTTGAAGTGAACGATGTAATACTTGCCTTGCTTGTGCAGGATATGGCAAGATTGATAAATTTTCTTTTCTTTGCGGGATGCAACACCGATGCGAGTTAGGGTCTCACGAACTTTCAGAAAGTCGTCAGGCTCATTGAGAGTCACCTCAACCATATCAGCTTGCTTCCATTCAATTTCAATATCTGGAATCATTTTCTTCCACCTTTGTCTACAAGTTGTTTGATGTGTTCAAGTTGATTTTTAGATAAAATTCTCAATGCCTGTAGAGCCTTATCGTCGTTGTAACCATAATACTCTTTGATTGCATCAAGGTATTCTACTTTAGTCTTTTTCGCCCAAGGCGAAAACCGCTTGCGCGGATTGATACTATTTATAAAAAAGTCATATTGCAACTTCTTGTCCAAGTGATGATTCAGGTTCATCTCGTTGGCAAATAGAATAGTATCATGAAAAGCAGAAAGACATTTATTCACAATGAAAGGTGGATAAGCTTTCTCAGATTCGTCGTCAATAACTACCGACTTCTTGTTTTGATTTATTGAGTTCAAATATTCCGCTAGAGATGGTTTCGTCATAGTTAGTAATCAATAGTTCAGCACGGTCTTTTTGCTCATTCATGTAGTCGCCTACTGAACGCATAGTATAAGTCAAATCCCATTTGGTTTGATAGAAACCATCATACCACTCCATAAGAGTTGGGTTGGTATTGTAAGTAATCATCCAACGGTCTTTTACATTCCCCTGAGTAATCCAAGCATGAAACTCTTCATGGTTGAATCCTTTGTGTAGTTCTCCTTTCTTTCCATAGAGATTATCTTTGATGTCGTAAGGAGGGTCAAAGAACCAGAACGTTCCCACAGGAGCAGATGTCATCATCATATCCCAATAAGGACCACAAGTAATCTTCCAGTGTTGAATCAGTTCAGAATACTTAGGAAGATTCTCAATGCCACGCATTGAAAAGTTGGAGTTACTTGCTTGAGGAGAAAAGGAAGATGATTCAGTCAGTCCAGAGAAACTACATTTGTTGACGACGTAGAAGGCAGCAGCTCTACAAAGTTCTGG